CGTGCCGGCATCCGCCATCCGCGTGCCAAGAAACAACTGGTGATCGCCAGGCTGCGAATACGTGCATTGAAGGTTGGAACCCGGAGTCGCTGTCCACCGGATGGACCCACCCGAGAAATTGCCTCGCGACTCCGTCCACGATCCCTGGTAGCCGATATCCGGCGCATCGTCTTCTATGCGGCGGCTTCCCGAACCAACAACGCTGTATGAAAGCTTCGTGCCCGTCACTGTCCAGTTCGTTACCACCACTGAGAATTCGCTGCGTTGGAACTTCCCTGGCTGTAAATCGGCCGCCCAGGTCCATCGTAACTTCCGCACATTAGCCGTCGGCACCAGCGCGCCGTTCACATCGTGGAGATTGCTGAAATCCAGGTCCACGTGCCACGTCGCGGGCGATGTCCCTCCGGCGAAGAGCGCCCACGACGGCGCCCAGGTTTCCGTCCCGGCGCCATGCACGGTTCCGTAGACTCCGATCCGGTTTCCGTTCGACCCGGGCGCTCCGTTGTACGTCAGCGTGATTTGTGCCCCCGATGCCACGGCGCCCACCGCGCCGGCCGCCTGGTTCGCCGTGATGATTCCAGCAAGTGCGGCGGCCGCCCTCTCCAGTGTGTCCCCCCCGGAGATCTGATAATTGAAATGTTGGTCCAACCATGCCAGCTCAATGTAGTCGCCCGGGGTTGGCGTCCCCTGCAATCGGAATGAGGCGGTAGGCGCGGCATACGCACCCGCGGTGGTTGCGTGATTCTTGAGCGGAACCTTATAGATGGTTTCAAGCCCGGCGGAGTCGGCCCAAACTCGAAGATACGGCCAGTCGACAGTCGGATAGAGCGTCGAGTCGAGCCCGATGCAGTTCGTACGAACCTCGTCGTAGGTCAGGTGAATGCCGCTGAGGTCGCCGTCCGGCAGGTTCCGAAGTGCAGGATGCTCGAAGACGTTGTCGCGATTCCACTCCACCACTGCCCAGTCGAACTGTTGTCGCCAACACCCGGACACCGTGAAGCCGCCCGCGCCGGTCGCGCTGAGGGCCGCCACCCCGGACGGCCTCTCAAAGTAGCATTGCAGATCCCTATCCGGCCGCAGCTTTCGAAGTTGTTCCGCCATTTACTTTCCGACCACTGGCCACCGGCCACCGACCACTAACCACCGGCCACTCACCACTGACGACTTCTCTTCACAGTCTCACAATCACCGTCAGGTCACTCCCCGGATAAGTCGTTCCTACCGACAGCACCGACAAGCTCACACTGGACTTCTCGAGCAGCGGCCCCAGAGCCTTTCCGTCCGCCGCCGTTGATGTGGTCATCCCCGGCGCAACCGTTAAACTGCAATAGGCCGTTCCATTTACGTTGACCTGAAGATTCACCGGCGCGTCCGCCACCTTGCCCAGCACCGCGAACACGTCCCGCACCGCGTGCGAGGCCTCGATCACCAGCGCTGGCGCTGCCGATTGATCCACCGCCAGAAACCCGTCGACCTGTATCGAGTATTGCCCGCCCGAAAGTGTGCGCAGCCCGCTGTCCAACGAGTTCGTTAGGCAGATGGCGCGAACCGGGCTGTTCCCTTGCTGGTTGGTCACATACAGTTCGGCCGAGGCAACCCGGACATCCGGCAGACTAATAGAGTAGCTCCAACTTCCGCTGTAGGGGCTGCCGAAGAAGTCGCGCGGGAACGACGCAATCGCCGTCTTGAAGGTGAGGCCGTACACCGGCGTCTGAACTGCATGTGCCGATGCCGGGCTGCCATGCAAGCCGCGCGTCACCTGGTATTGCATTCCATTGCTTAGCACCGATTCCACCAGCAACACCTCGTCCTCGATCTGGATGAAGCTGCCCGCCTGCGCCCCGCCCGCGCCGCTCAGCGCCACCAGGGTATCGGCGGCCCCTAGCGCGGCGGATAGCGAGATCGTCGGCTTGCCCCTCAGTTCGTCCCAGTAGTGCAGCATCAGGGTCGCCGCCGACACCGTTCGCGTGTTGGTCAAGTCGCTGAAGGAAACTCCGCTCAGTTCCACCGTTCCGCCGCCTGGCCCGGCCCCCAAGCCGAAGAACGGCAGAGGCGGAACTGCGCTGTCGCTGGTCCCACTTCCGCCGATCTGCCACCGCGTCACCGTCGAAAGCTCCGCTGTGCACTCCGTGTCGCTCGCGTTGGCCGACCGTCCCATCAGTTCCACCGTTTCGCCCGCGCGGTTCGGAACCTCAAACTCCACCGGACTGCTCTTCGCCAGGGCTCCGAAGTGCCAGCCGGCCTCGGCCACCACGAAGAAGCTGGTCGCATCCGGCATTGCTTCCCATGCCGGTGAAACCGTCAGCGCGGTCACCGTGTTGGCCGCGACGGCGCGTTCCTGTCCCGCGCCAGTCCCCCGCGTAATCCGCGCGATCATGCCGCGGTATCGGTTCGCAGTCATTTGCAGGCTATCGTTCCCCACCGTCGTCGCAGAGTGAATGGTCACCCCAATCTCCGGCTGCAGCTCCATGCGCCAGTAGAAATTGGCATGGTCGAAATTCGGATCGGGAGGTGCAACCGCGAGCTTCGGCGCCCCGGTATCAGTGAACTGTGCGGCCGCCGGCTGGTTCGATGCAATCTGAAATAGTTGCGCCGGTGTGCTTCCCCTGTAGACGTTGAACCCGTTCGTGCCAGGCTCAAAACTGAGACCGGTCAGGGTCACGCTGCTTCCGTCGCTCACCACCATGGCCCGCACGATGAACGACAGCAGCCCTTCGTTACCCGCGCTATCCACCCCGGATATCGCATAGTACAGCGTCTCGGCGCTCTTCAGGCTGCCGCCCGTGCCGATTGTCGCCGATAGGTCCACCATCGGAATCCCCGGCCCCGGAGTCGTTGAGGTAGTGGCCGGCGTAACGAAACTCACCGCCACGCTCGTTTGCACGGTTCCGTCGCTGCTCGTCGTGTCCGTCTCAGCCACACCGAATTGCAGGTCCCCATTGGCGTCCGCTACTGTCCCGATCAACGGTCTCGGCGGCCCGGCCCCTGCGCCCGCCTGACGCCGGCCTCCGCTCGCCGAAATCGACTGCCCGTTGCTGTCTGCATACCAGTCATCGTCGTGGATTTGCCCCGTGATCGTCGCCACCCGGTTGTTCAGTCCGGGCGCGATCTTCAGGATCCGGAAGATCTGCCGGTTGAAGCCTTCCTTCAGATACGTGACCGTGATCAGGTCGCCCGGCCGCACGCCGAATGACTTCACACTGGTGTCGAATTCAATGTAAGTATTGCCGCGGACTGACTTGTCCAGGTTCAGCTTAAGGATGCGCCCGGCCTGATCGAAATTCGGTATGCCGAGCGCCGGCAGCGTCGCCGAAACTTCCTGGTCACAGAGCGCGATGTCCGCCGGGTCCACCAGTTCGTAGCTGTCCTGCTGATATTCGTTCAACGCATCCTGGAACTCCACCGTGAACCGGTTGGGCGTGTCCGCGATACTTCGCGAATACAGCCGAACCGCCGGCTCTCCGGTCGCCTTCCGCAGAATCCCCGAAAAGCCATTGCTCCCGTCACCGAACTCATAGCCGGGCCACCCTCCGCCGCTGAGGCCGGAGGTGCTGTTGGAATATGCGGGTTTATTCGGCTGATCGAGCCCCGCGCTGTTTTCTACGCGCACCTGCAGCACCCCGTTCGGTCCGTAAGTCAGCAGCATCCGCGCTGTGGTGCGCACGCCCCGCACCACGTTCCCTGCGCTCTGCCGCTTCTGCAGCACCAGATTGCAGCCGAATCTCGGTAACGTGATCGGATTGCCGTAAATGTCCAGCGCCGCAATCGGCTCGTCGCAGTACGCCGCCGCTGCAGCGAAGCTCACCAAGTCCAGCTCCGAAGTACTCCAGCCCGTTCTCCGCAGCACATCCAGCAGCACCCAGGCCGGATTGTTGCTGAACTGCTCCGCTTGGAATGTGCCGTCAGCCGCGTAGACCGGCAGCTTCAGTCCTTGAACCAGCACCTTCACGGTCGGCAATGTCACTCCAGTGCTCAACTGGTTGGGTACCACCACCGAGAGATACGCCATGCTTCCGTACGGGTCCCCAGCCGGATTCCCGCTCCCATCCACGAAATTGCGGTCGAAGGCGCCGGTTCGCGTCCCCAGCGAGAGAATGTTGTACCACCCCGTCCCCGTCATATTAGCCCCTGACACTCCAAGCGGAATCTCCACGCCGTTCACCAGCACGCTGATGACGCCCTGCATCTCGCCCATGCCCAGCAACACTTCCATGCGCGTCAGGTTTCCGTCGTTCCGTGCAAACACCACCGGCGGTGCGCACCACGCGGTCCCATACACCATCGGAACGAAATCGTTGTATTGGGCGGTGTTGACCGATACAGCCGCGGTGTGCCAGTTCTTGTCGCCGGCCGTGCGTACCGAAATAGCCGGTGGAACAAACTCGATGCCGCCAAAATTGGCGAACATGCCGCGCGCTTGGCAATCGCCGCGCGTGTAGCCACACGAAATAAAGGGCGCGCCCCCGTTGAGGCTTCCCGTCCCGCCCGCCTCGCCTGCCGAGTAGCCGCATCTGTAGTAACGCGAGTATTTCCCGGACGCCCCGCCATTCACTGCCTCGGCCCTCTGGTCGGCGGTGGCCGGAAAGTCCCAGGGACATCGCCGTTGGATGCGGACCTGCGGCAGCAGCAGCCGTTGCAGGTTCATGCGGTTGGTTGCCGTGATGCGGAAGGTCCCCTCCCGAATCTCGTCCGGCGGATTGCAGGTCCCCTGAAAGATGACCGAAGTGTCGGTCAGCGCGGCGCCGTTCCGCAAATCGTAGAACAGGAACCCCACCGTGAGCCGCGCACCCTTCCACCCGCAAGACCGTTCGATCTCCGAAAAGTGCGAATCGGCGTTCGCCAGCACCATCGAAATTCGCGGCACACCGTCCACCCCTTGGTCGGACGCCGTCTGAATCTCGAAGATCGTGTGCTGCAACACCCGCGCCGCGTACGTGGTGCCCCCAGCCGTCACGCCGTGCGTGCTCCAGTGCTCCGTTTGCCCGTTGGGCAGTACGCAGTCGAACACCAGCAGCGGTGTGTCCGTGACCTCCGCGCCCCTTAAATCAAAGATGCTTTGCATTGAATGATGTTCACCGTGCAGGAATGCCGGTTGACTCCTGTGGTTGTTACCTGAAGCGCGTCGTCGGCCAGGCGCGCGCCTTCGAATACTCCGCCCGTGGTCGTCGCTTTATATGCCGAAGGCGCGCCCTGAGGCTCCACCTGCAACCCGAATACATCCAGGATGCTCCCAGCCGGTATCTCGAGACCGAAGCGGGTCGAGGACAACGCCGCATCCCCGGTCCATGCGAAGGCGAACCTCGTCCATTGGTTCGTCGCTGTCCGCGTCGCCCGTCCATTCCCAATCAGCAGGGTAACCGTCACACCCTGCGCCGACCGGACGTAGGCGCTTAGGCAGTAGAGATAGCCGCCTGGCGCCGCTATGGTCTGGGTAATATCTTGCGCCGCGGCGCCGCGGTTCGTCAGCCGCCATGCCTGTGTCCCGCCAAACGGATCGCCAATCCCCCCAGCCACGGCCAGCAGCGGTTCCGCCGCCCATACGTTGTTGTCCAACTTCCCGCTCCAAGCCAGGAGGTTGCCGATCGGATCGAGGAACGTGAAACTCTGGAGCGTCCCTTCCGCTGCCGCGAAGAACTCTTCGAGCGCACTGAGTTCCCCGTCGGACAACTCGGCATAAGGCAACTGCCATTCGGTGATTTCACCGGTCGGGTCGGCCAGCTTGATCGAACTCCCATCGGCGGCCCGGTTCGCCACGGTGCGCGTTCGGTGCTGCTTTCGGACCGGAAACTGGCTCAGTGCCCCAGTCCCGAGTTGTGGATATACCAGCATGTCTCTCTGTTACCCTCTGTTTTCCATCACAGTCAGTGACGTGCTGTCGCGCATTTCCGCCACCGCCTGGACGTCCAGCGTGTCGCCCAGCAGGCTGCAACTCGGGTACACCCGCCCGTCCCAAGGATCGGTGAAACTAAAGTTGCCGAACGCCCCTTGGTTCGCCTCGAAGAATTCCTCAATTGCCGCCATCTCGCTTTCATCCAGTTCACTCAACCGGATTTCCCAACGGTGCAAAGGTCCGCCGGCATCGCGATATCGCTGCTCCGTTCCATCGACAAACCGCACTGTCTGGTTTCGGAATTGCACGTACCGTGTTGCCGGATACTGTACCGCCGCAGTGGTCTTGAGAATCGGAAAGCTCGCCATAGTCAGAGATCGTTCACCACATCGTTGATGGAGCTCAGGTTCAACATCGCGTCCCGCACAGCAGCCGCGATATCGCTGCTCCGATCCAGGAAGGACCGCGCATCCATCGCCTGGACGTTGACGGTGATCTGCTGGGCCGGGCTGGTGCTGCCGCTGCCGTTGACACCGTTGCTGGTTGCCGTGCTCCCCGTTGCAGTTCCGGGCGTGTAAGCCCGCGCCATGCCGAACTGGTCGTAGTCCGCGCTGCTCAATCCGGAGCTGGTCTCCGCCGCCGCAAAATCCAGTTTTGCCGGCATCGCGTACTTCACCAGCGGCGGCGGCGCCGGCGATCCCCCGCCCCCGAATAGCCCAAACAACTCGCTTACCAGAGGCACTAGCCCAAATCCGCTCTTGAATACGGTGGTCGCTACCGACTCCACCGTATCTAGCGTGCTCGATCCTGTCGACGCCGCACTGCTCGTTTGCGCCGCTGCCGCCGGTGTTGCCGGCGCCGCCGGCGCCACCGGTTCCACCTTGCTGATCTGCGCAACTACGTCGGCCAGTGAGTTCGCGATCTCGTTCAGGTTCGACGCCTGTTTGCCCGAAACCTCCGCAAAAGTCTTATAGAGTTCCTCTTGTGTGTCGCTGTTCATCGATCGTCTCTCCGCCAAGTGCCTGTTCCAAAATCAGGAATGCCTCCACTTGCCGCGCGCTCAACTCCGATATCTGAATTCCGTTCAGCCGCCGCCTGACGAAAAACTCCTCCACCAGCGTCTGGCTCTCGGCCGTTATGTACGACTGCGGGCAGGTCTCTATCGCCACATCCTTCCGCGCCCACACTGGCGTGGCCCTCGGGTGCGGTCGCTCCGTCAACCACCCGCACCGCCGTCTCTGTTCCAGGCCGGCCCTCCTGCAAACGTCGCACTTCCACCCGGCCTGGTTGCCATACTGGTAGCGGAGCGCGACTAGAAGTTTTTTCGCTCTTCCTCCGTCAACCCCGTCTCCGCCCTGACCGCCGATAGCGCTTCGTGGAAGAGTTCCTCGGGGCCCGCCTCTGCCAGCAGCTCGGGGCTGGCGTGGCCGCCATCCAACACCAGCCCCGTTACCGCCCGCAGCCCCCAAGCCACATACAACCGGTCGATCTCCGCCCGCAGTAGTCCGGCATCCATGCGCTCGCCAGGCTCGCTGCCTGCCTCCAGAAATTCCACCCGGCGCGCCAATTCCCGTACCCGCCGCATCAGTTCTACCCGGCGTCCAAACGACATCCGTGCTACCGTGTACCTCACACCGGGCGCGGCCTTGGAGTCGATCTCCACTACGCTCTCGTAGGTCATGCGAATGCCACCGCAATTTCGTCATCGACCGTGCCCTGCGCCCGCGACGCCCGGAACTTCCACTGCAGACGGTTTTGCCCATCGTCAAACTCCGGCACCTCCGGAATCACGCTCTTCAGGTACACGCCCATCATCTGCCCGGCGACCTCGCCCAACTGCAACATCACGCAAATCGGCGATTGTTGCCTGGCTGCCTGGTACAGCCCCTTGGTGGCGTTATCGTCCAAACCATAGACGTCAAATGCTGCCGTCACCGACCGCTCGCCGGGCGACACGGCGAGGGGCAAGTTCGATCCGAATTCCCTCGACCTCGTGTCTAACGAATTCTTCATCACGATCGAAGCACTCGTAACCGTGAAGAATTGCGTCGGTGAAGTCCCAAGCCACGCCTGCCCCATGTTCCCTGGCACAATCGAGTAGTCAAACGCGTTCAGCCCCGGCTCGGACGGAAAACTCTGCAATTGGCCCGCGCTCCCCGAAAAACTCGTGCTGTCCAGGACGTCCTGCGCCAGCCCTTTGAAGTGGAACTCATGGTAGTCGCCGTTGACCAGGATTTCCATCTGGTCGATCGCCGCCCCGCATACCAGCCTCTGCACCGCGGTCGCTGGCGACCAGTAGTCGAAAACACTCACGCTGGGCAAGTCGGTCGCCGGTACGTAAGTGATCGCCGCGCCCAGCGTCGCGCCCGACGCCGGTAGGATCGTGAACGGCGCGCTCAACTGCACCGTACTTGCATCCACGATCGCGGCGACGAAGCGGATCTCTCCCCCGCTCGAAACCGCCTGACCGACGCCAAGCCCATGGGGCGCCGCGAAGCCCAGCCGGCCCGCTGCCGTGGCCGATGCCACCGTGCCGGAGGCAAACGACAACGGCGTGCCCCCAAGCGCCGCCTGGAACAACGGACCATACCCGGGACCGGCAGCCTGCCTGTTCCAGCTCGTCAGATACGTCTGCAGCTCGAAGTTGGTCCGCTTTCTGCCGCCCACCGGCAACCCGGCAAACGTTCGGCTGCCCGTCTTGTCCTTCCTGTGAGTAACCTCCAGTTGCTGTTGCACCGTCAGTTTCAACGCTGGAATTCGATTGCTGGACGTAATCGATCCCACCTGGCCGTACGCGCCTTCCATGGCCGTGTAGAACCGGTTTGCTTTAGAGGAAATATACGAAGCCATACTAGTTCTTGCTCACTCCAATCTCGAATGTAATCTTCGCTACCTGGATGAAATTTCTGCCACCCTGTTTCACCGCGCCGAATGCGACCTTGTATCCTCCGCTGTAATATGCGCCATCGCCCCAATCGCCGCGGCTGGCATCCAGGACCGCCGTCACCGCGTCGGCATAGAGGTCCAGGCCCGCCTGCAGCCCTTCCAACCGGTCCTGCGATTGCCGGATCTCAATCGCCATCTGCACCGTGCCGGAAAACGTCCGGAACTTCTCCGTCATCTGGTTTACAATCTGCTCGCAATACACATTGACGGCCGGATACTTGACCGTGCTGCCGCGCTCCGCCAGATCGGCGGCCACATTCTGCAAGCGAACCTGCTCGGGATTCAGCGGACCAGCCAGCAGTCGTTCCCCCTGCGTCAGGGCCGCCAGGTTCGAATTCACTCCCGCGGTCCCGGTGATCCGCCCAATCACCTTGCCCGCAACCGCGCTTCCAATTCTTGCCGTCATCAGCCCCTCTGTATCACTCTCGGCGCCGGCCGCAGATAGTTAGGCTCTTGACCGGATCCAGGAACTGGTCCAGCCGCCACGATTGTGTTCGGTTGAACCCATGTGTCGCCGATTGCGATGGGCAAGCTGTTCTGTTGCACCATCGCTTCCGCGCTGCCACCGAGATAGACCTTCCACCCCGTCGCGTTAGGCGGCGCGTTCCCCGCGCGCACCGAAAGTGAGCTGCTGGCGATAGTGATCACGGCGGGAACGGCGCTGGCTCCCTCTTCACCCGCCCGGTTGATCCATGCCGTCGTGACATAGTAAGTTCCATCCGGCATGGCGCCGCTCGCCGCGGTCACGTTGGGTGTCGGGGCTCTTGGTATTGGGTCGGACGCAATTCCCAAGCCCGCTTCCACCAACTTCTGGTAGGCCCACTGGGCTCGGGCGTGAAACTGGTCGCGTTTGCCCGCATACCGATCGTTTAACTGGCTGTTGTAAGCGTCGGCGTACACCATCTCCAAAGCACGGAACGTGTGCCACATCTTCAGCGGCGGCGTCACGACCACGGTGGCCAGTTTTGGCTGCCCGGTGTGCCAGAGCGGCTGCGCGGTGGAGTTGAGCCGCGTTAATAGCGCCTTCAGTTCCACCCCCAGCTCATCCTGCGCCAGCGCCAGCTTCCGTGTCACATCGATGTACTCCACACCCGCGACCTCCGAAAGTTGCGAGTCTTGCCCCATGAGGTCCTCGATGCGCGAGACCGGTCCGTCCATGAACAGTGCCATCTCGTCCCCTCTACTCGGTCGCTCCCGGTCGCGGCTCTCTCAACTGGTCTAGTTCCGCTGTCGAAAGCACGGTCAAGCGCACCTGCGCCGCCGCCGCCAGATGTTCTGCCACCCGCCTTGCCTCGGCCTGTGACCGCTGGAACTCCTGTCTTTGCTCCGGCGACGTCAACTGCGCCGTGCCGTCCACTAACATCTTCGCGGCGATCCGGCGCGATACCTCGGTCAGAATGCCTGGCCTTCCCCCGTCAGGCGTCTCCAGGCTCATCACAACCGGGAACTCATCCTCGATTCTTGCTTCGGTGTCTCGAATCTTCTGGTAATACAGCTTCAAGTCCATTGCCTCTTCTCCTGTCTCTCGTTCTGAAAAAAAACGGGGACTGCAATCAACCCCCGCACTCTGGGAGTTGGATGGCCGTCCCCATGTCGCCTTCCTACGATGCTTCAGACTAGGTGTTCACCTGCACGCCGCACGTGTTGCGCAATACTCCGCAACCGTACAAAACGTCCACCGTGAATTGCTGCGCCAGCGTATCCGGCTGGTAGCTCATCACCACCCTCATCCCGAAGTTGCCCAGTTCGGCATACTCCGCGATGGCGCCGGTCCCCGGCAGTGGCTGCGGCAGCCGGCGAATCACCAACCCGAGAGCGCTCTTGGTAAAAGCGATGTTGTGGGTCGTTACCGGGTTGCTTCCCGTCTTCGCCACGAACTGCGAGCGGAACAGGAAGAAGTCCTTGATCTTTCCGACACTCCCATCCACGATGGCCCGCAGCCCCGCGTCACCCGCCGTCTGAAATTCGCTGAACCGCGGAATCTGCCGCCAGGCCGAATAGGTAGCCGCGTCGACCACCATGAACTTCTGTTCGGTCGCCGGAATCTTCGCCAGAAACAGCGCGGTTTCCGCCGCATCGATCGTCGCTTCGGTGATCGTTGTGCCCGGCGTTCCCACCGATGCATTCGACGTGAACCCGGCGTACAAGCCCAGCAGGTCGGTCTCGATCTTCTGCGCGATCGCCGCCACCGCCGGCTCCATGTAGATCTTCAACAGGTCCGGAACCGCCAGCACTTTTGTGACGTCCGGAATCTGGAAGGTCGATTCGGCGTGCGTGTTCAGTACGATCTGGGCGTTTCCCAGGCTCGGGTTCTGCGTCTGAACTGTGCCGCCTTCTGCGATGTTGTTCGCCACCATCGTCGGTGGAATCGGAACATTGACCGTGTCGCCGGCATGTGCCAACACCGGCTCGTAATCGCGATTCACCAGGTTCCCCATCACGAGGTTCCCTACCAGTACCGGCAATGCGTCCGCCGCCACCAGCTTCACAATCGCGTTTGCGACGTTACTTGAGGTAATAGCTGCCATTCATTCTCCTTAAGTTGGCCCTGGCACAAGCAGTCCTGCCTGTGTTGCTTGGCCGTTTGCTTCCTACAGTCCCCGTAGGGTCTGCGACGCCACGCGTACGATTTCTTCTCGTACCCGTTGCATCTCTTCTTTGCTCATGCCCGGGCGGATCTGTTCGATACTCACCGTCTCTCTGCCTTCCAGAGGGGCCTTGAGGGTAGCCGTCATCCCGGTCCCCCCAGCAATGCGCGCCGGCAGAAATTCCGGATTCTCGCTGACAAATGCCGTCAGATAATCCTTCAACGGCACCTCGCCGCTGTCGCCCCGGGCTACGAGACGTCCGTCCTCCGCCCTGGCGATACCGTCCTTTACTGCCTTAAACGCAAGATCGATCTTTGCGACTCCCAGCCGTTGCAACTCGGCTCGTATCGACGAGCTGCGCTCGGCTTCTTCCGCGATTTGGCGGCTGCGTTTGTTCTCCGCCACCACCTCATTCAGCCGGCGCTCCAATTGTTCCCGCCGCCGCCGCTCCTCCTCGAGCTCCGCCTTGTAAGCCGGTTCACTCTTGGCAGTTTCGTGGCTCACGAACTCCTGTACCGCCTGCCGCACAATCGCCTGTATGTCGACGCCTTCCATAAACCTCCTATTTCGTGTCTTTTGTTACCGCGCTCCGAATCGTCCCTCCGGGCGGCTATCCTCCGCTTCCCGATTCCTCGATCTCTTGCGCCACCCGGTTCTTCACCTCCTGGCTTGCGTCGCACAGATACTTAAACGCCAGCCGCTTGAAGACCTGTTTCTTGAGCGTGTCCGACGCGATCCCCAGATCCAATAGCTTCTTGGCGTCGTCCAACTCAATGCCAAAATCCCCTATGTCGAATTCGTCCATCCCCGTGACGTCAATCGACACGCCATCCTGCCTTGCCTCCGCGACCGCCCGCAGAACTTGCTTCATCGTGTCCTTTACCGCGTCGCCATAGGCGCGCAGCACTTCCTGCGTCACGCTGAAGTCTCTCTGCTTGCTCATGGCCGACATCCGTAGCGCTCCTCCGCTGGGATTCTCGGCTTGATTCATCAAATAGCAAACCCGGTAGATCTCGTCCTTCAACCGAACCAGGTTGTCGGCCGCAATCTGATACACCTTGCCCTCCGGTTCGGTCCACCCGAACCGGTCCTGCGGCCCAAGCTGGATGTAGTAGGATTCGCCGACGATTTCGTTCCACTCCCGGTCCGTATACACTACCGGCATCGCGAACAGCCCCATCGTCAGCGCCCACGCCAGCGCGTTCGATTTGTTGAAGTGCTCTACTTGCAAAAGCGCGGCCTTGTTCATCAGCCACAGTCCCTCGGATACCTTCATCTCGAACATCGGCACGCGCCGAAGACGAGCGAAGCCGTGCTGCCCTTCATCGATCAGTTCCAGTGGGCTCGACTCATTGGTCTTGCGGAATACCTGGTAGTTCTCCCGGTCGTAGTAGATCCAGCGCGTCTCTCTCTCCCACTTCGCATCCGTTACTCTCGATTGCTGCAGGCACGATGTCCGGATCACCACCCAATCCAGTCCGCCCGCCGGGTCGTAGTTCCAGTTGATGACCTCGTCCGCGCGGTAGTCCACCAGGTAGGCCCGCGATCGCCCCGACGCATCTTCTTCCGCCCTCGTCAATGCCGGCCCCGAGCCGCGCGGAAAATCCACCACCACGAAGCTCTTTCCGCTTACCATCGTCTGGATGTACCGCTGCCGGAAGAACTCGTGGAGATTGGTCCCTTTCAGGTCGCAGTCCTCCGACAGCACGTTGTAAAAACTCTTGGCCGCCGCGTCGGTGCCGTCAAACAACAGCATCGGCTCCCGCCGCATCAGCGTCGCCGCGTACCAGTCCACAATCGATCCCACGTAATTCTCATAAAACACCCGGCTGAGCCGCTCCTGGTACACCTCGCCCGGTTCCTTCTGCCGCCGCAACAGATACTCTGAGGCGTTCCTGCGCAGCCGCTCCCCGCCTGCGTAGAGGTCTTCGTACTGCTTCCACATCGCCTTGTGGGCGATGTACTCCGGATGTTCTCGGTTGATGTTCTGCATGCCTATGTCACCACCAATGGCCTGTTTCTTTCTCCTGCTTCCTTCGCGCCCTTGCATTCCTGCCAGATCAGATATCCCACCGCGTCCGACGCGTGCGTCCGCAACCGGTCTCGCGTTTTGTCGATCTCGTTGGTGTCTGCTTTGAAACAGACCTGCTCGAAATCCTTAATCAGCTCCTTGCACTTTGGGTCCACCGTCAAACTGATCTCTCCGGACGCCGTCAGTAGCATCCGGTTGACCAGGTTCACCCGGTCCCGCACACTCGGGTTCGACTTCGGAAACCGGTACTTCACTTCCGTTGTCGTGTGCGCCGAAAAGTAGTCGCGAATCATCTGGAAGTCCGAAAACCCCGTGGTCTGCCGCTGGTTACCCGAGGCGTCCCCGTACACCACGATGTCGCCCTGGTGCTTGGGGAACTTCTTTCTGAATTCCTCGCAGGCCTGGTCCGTAGTGGCGTGCCGGATCACAATTTCGTCCAGCACCGAAACCCTGCCTCTGACGATCTGCGCGATTACCGAGCTCATGGGATCCACGTTGAAATCCAGCGCCCAAAATAGCGGCAGCCTCGGATTCACCTCAGCCGTTTTGATGTGCACGGTACGGTCGAACGTGCTGTACACCCGGCCGCCTGCCATGCTGAGGTACAGCCCCAGCACTTCCTGTTCGTAAAACTTCGGATCGTAACTGTCCTTCAGCCGCTTGTAGAAATCCGGTATCTTGTCGAGGAGAAACTTGTTCTCCTCCGGCGGCGCCGTCACCACCTCGTATCCCCGCAGTGGCTCGGCAATGAACTTTTGATAGACCCAGTCGTATCCCTTCGGAGTCCACACCGCGAAACCGCACAGCCGCTTCGCCATTGGGTCCCGCAGACGTCCTTGCAGCCGTAACCACGATTCTTCCTGCGTGTATGTCAACTCATCCAGCCCGAACCACGCCAGATTCGTGCCCCGAAGCCGCTCAAATTCGTCCACCGGACGGAATAGCACCCTCGACCCCGTGTCCTTCATCACCAGCGTGTTCTCGGCCTTGTTGTGGTCATAAGGAATATCGTTCCCGTCCAGAATCTCGAACAACGTCGCTTGCGTCGCATCCCGCAACATCGGGTAAGTCGGGGCGCCCAGCAGTCCTAACCTCCCGGGGTTCAGATAAGTTAACCGTATCGCCTCCTGACACAGTGCCTGGCTCTTACCTGACCCGATCGGTCCCGAAAAGCCCTTGAATCTTACATCGAGATCGTGAAACCGTTTTTGCGAAGGCAGCGGGTTATACTCTATTTCTCGGGTTCTGACGTCACCGCCGGTTCGACCCAT